AATACAACAAAAAGGGGGGTAAAATGATCCACGATCCTCATAGTCCCGGTCCGGAGATGTGTTCCGAATGCGGGGAAATTCCGGTAACGAACGACCATGACTGCACGGATTACCCGGTATGTCTCAACCCTGTAATGTGGGTAATCAGCGCTCTTCTGTGGGCAGCGATCATCGGCTTGGGATGGTGGGTATGGCGGGGATTAAAAATAGGGGGATAGCGATGAAGACGATTTTGAGTTTGATCGTAGGGATGATGATTGGATGGATGGTGAGTGATTTGAGTGCGGTGGCGGACGATTGCGGAGGGAGTTCGGCGGGGGTATATCCGGAGCAAGGGACGGATGTATATCACGGAAACGGGAGTCAGAGCTATTGTTTTTCTGACAGAGATGGGGGGAACTTCTGTGACAAGTAGGGGAGAAGAAGAGAATGGACAGAGAGGCAAGAATGCAGGAAACGGAAATAAAAGAGGTCTACGACCGGGAAGCGGAGCTGAAGCTGCATGCGAACATTCGGAAGGCGTTGGGAGTAGAGCTGGCGGAAATGGGATCTCTGGTGACATCGAGCCGAACGAGGCTCAAGGTCAAGGTCCGGGAGCGAGCGAAGGGGGATTTGAAGGTCGAACTGAGGTTCTTTTACGGAGAGAAGGATTTGCCGGGGAAGGGAATCCTTCTGGAGCCGGCGATGCTGGAATGGGTGATCCTGATGTTGGGGGAAGCCCGGAAGTATGCGCAGAAAGTGGAAGAGAGCCGCGAACCGATCAGCAAGATCAGCAAAACGGACAAGGAGCTGCGGAGGCTGAGAGGGGAGGGAGAGTTCCCGGCGGAGATCGATCTGAAGGGATTCATGGAGGGGGGATCATAAACGAAGAGGCCCTGGAAGCGATTGAGAAGGCGATGAGGGGGGCGGAGGAAGCGGTCGATAGGGTGATCAAGACGATTCGTGTGATCAAGCCCGTTTTCGAGCGCATGTTGGCGTTTGAGGCATGGGGAAGCGGGGAGACAGGCAAGCGTCCGGGAATGGATGGAAATGAAAGGAAGACTTCTCCGGAGAGCGTGGCCTGGAGTCCTGGACCGGGGTTGACACCGATTCGGGGAGTTCCGGGGGCCAAGCTCCCGGGATTATATCCGGGGGGAGTGAAGGGGAGTTCATTTGTTAAATGGGATTCGAGGGGAGAGCCCCTGGTGGCGGAGCTGACATATGAAGGCGGAAGAAAGGTGTGGTTCGAAATTGAGAGAGCGGGGGATATTATCGGTACTCTGTGGACTTCCGACCCCGGAACGATGCCGGCAGGACCCGGAACTCCGGCTGGCGTGGAAAGTGATCCAGCGAAGCCTCCAGGATCTCTATGATCCGGACCTTCCGGTGATTCTCCGGTTCGATGCCTGGGCCTTTCTGGCCTCGGATGAATTCTGGAGTGAATTGCTGGGAATCAAGATCCGGGGAATTTTCAAAAAATATCCGTTTCCGCCTTTTGTGATCAGCATGGAGGAAGTCAGGAAATGGGAAAAAGAGTTCTGTGCAACAATCCAAAATGTGAACGATATGGAACGGACAGGGAAATGAATATTTACGAGCAGGACAAAACATGGTCTTTTTATTGCCATGCCTGCAAGACCCTCATCGTTCGTACGAAAGAAGGATGGACAAAAGATCCGAAGGTAAAAGGAACGGCGGCAGATACGGACGACCCGGAAAAATGCCGGAAATTGCGGCTCAGGTGATCACAAAGGGGGAACGATGGCTTACAATACAGTCGCAAAGAACAAGTTGCAGGATCTCAAGGAGCAGGAAACGCGGGTTTTCCATATGGCGGAGATTGTTTCACTTTTTGGAAAGTTTCACCCGGAAAAGGAAGAGTTGAGCGATCTCAAACAGTTCTGGTCTACGGTAAATCGCTATGTGGAAGATCTTGGGGCGCATATTGCCAAACGGGAACAGGCCAATGCGCACACGAAATGTTCGATCTGCGGAGAGCCCATCAGTCGGAGACCGGCGGGAATTCTTCCCGGATTCGATCCTGTGACAGGCATTCCGGTTCAGCTTTATGTCTGCACGCAGACGTGCTTTCAGAAAGCGCAAGTCCAGATGGAAAAAGAATCCCGGGCGAGACTGGAGGCAAGGCGATGATGGAAGAGGGAAAAGAGCTTCAGAAAGCAGTCCCTATGGATGAGATGGACAGGGCCCTGATTGGCCTGTCCGGGGTCAAGGAGGATAATATTCTTGAGGAATGGGGGAAGACCTCTCTTCTTCAGGCGATTGAGGATATCCAGTCGCTTGAATCCTGTGTGCCTCTTCTTGAAAAAGAAAAGGGCCTTCAGGTCCGGAGATCGATTGATTATTTAAAAGACTTCCTGATGATTTATGCCGCGACCCCCAGCGCCTTTCTTCCAAGATCATTCAAAAAGCAGAAAGAGGCTCCGATTGGAAAGAATGAGTTCGAAAAGTGGTTCTGGGAACATCTCAGGGCGAACTATGTGGGACATCCTATAAAAACGGGAGACATCGAGGGAATCATTTCAAGGTTCGGGTGGGATGTCGTGGAGATCCGGTCGGTTCTGGAATCGAACGGGATCATGATGGTGGGGGAGTGGAGGATTGAAGGGGAGTGGGGGACACACTTTTCATGCTTCATTGAGCTTTTGGACGGGGAGATGAATGCCGTTATGTATTTGCCGGTAGAGGAGGCCCCGAGGATCATCAAGTCTCTTGGAACGAATCCTGATGAAGAGGAGGAGACCGATGGGGACGACTGATATTCCTTTTTCACGACGGGGAATCTCTGTTCGGTGGGAGACTTGTCCCAAATGTGGGGCCTATACCCATACACAAAAAATAGTGGATATTTTTTCGGAGGAAGGATTGTCTGTCATCGGTGGTCTTGGACCCCGGAGCATTTTGGCCCTATGTCCGAAGTGTGCATCCCAATACAGGGAGAAAAGTCATGTCACAAATTGAAGTCTGTGGAACATGCAAGTTCTACATCGATCTTCCCCCCGAATCAGGGGTAACGAATGTAGGGGTTTGTTCCCGGTTCCCGCCCCAATTGCTGTTAATGCCACAGAAACGACCGGATGGACAAATGGACCTCTGGCCCATGGCGCTTAGACCTCAAGTACAATCTGTGGATACTTGTGGGGAATATCGCCTTAAGATTATGGAAAAATCCCAAAAAGAAAAAATTTATGTCGTTAACAATCCACGTGAATCATGAAGACTATTCTCGCTCTATTGGCCCTTGTTATCATTGGAACCGTCTACTATATCTGGTGGGAACATTCCCGATGGATACGCTATGTTTCCGAATATAGTTGCGTTCAGACCGGAAGGACACGGGAAACAAGAATTCCTATATGGGTAAGTATCCCCAATGGTACGGGATTTTTGAATTATATTTACGAAACCAAATATGAATACAAATGTCTCAACGGAAAAATCTGGCATTGAAGGAGCCTCGCCATTAAGATATCGGAACTTCATCCCTACTTGTACGGGCTTAAATCGGAGGGGGAGACCTTCCCCGGATTGCCCATCGTGAATCGTGAAGGACGGAAGATCTTTTTCCGTCCCACGCCTCCCCAGGAGTATGCCCTTGAGAAAATGAAAGAGCAGGACGGGAAACCTCTGAGGGTCGTCGTTTTGAAAAACCGTCAGGTGGGTTTTTCGACCTTGTTCCTGGTGCTGATGGTCGCCTATGCCCACCGGTATGCCCATCGGGAATGCTATGCGGTGGCCCAGCTTCAGAAAACGGCGAATGTTCTCCGGGAACGGGCGGCCCGGATGTGGGAGACGCTGTATCACAAGACGATCAAGAAGGGAACGACAAAGCAAATCCAGTTTCCGCATGATGGGGATGCATACAGCTTTTTGATTACGGATACCGCCGGTTCGCTGAAAGGAGGAAGAGGTCCGACGGCGCATTCCCTGATGTTGACCGAAGCGTCCCGCTATCCCCCCGATTCGATCTCCACCTTCACCTCAGCGGTCGGATATCATCCGGAATCCATGATATTGATTGAGACCACAGCGAACGGGAAGTCCGGCGACGGATATGACTATTATCATTTATGGCAAGCTGCGGAAGAAGGGAAGAATGAATATCTTCCCATTTTCATTCCGTGGACCATGGATAACGAATGTCGAAGGGTCATTCCGGATAATTTTGAACTGATCTCGGAATATGAGGAAGAGCTTCACCACGAACATCATCTTGAGTTCGATCAGATTTATTTCCGAAGAATGAAGATCGACGGCGACTTTGCCGGAAATGAATCGAAATTCTGCCAGGAATTTCCGCTCACTCCTTCCGAAGCTTTTGTGTCCTCGGGAGTGAGAATCTTTTATATCGATGAAATAAAGGCCGTTGAGAAAACACTGGAAGATCCGATCACAGAAGGTATTTTTGAAATCGATACCCTGAAATTCCGGAAGAAAAAGGGAGGGTATTTACGACTCTGGGAGGCCCCGATAGAAGGCCATAAGTACTACATCGGAGCGGACGCCGCCAAATGCGATGATGAGGATTCCGACTTCGCCGCCGCGGTCATGTGGAACGGAACGATGAAGACGCAAGCCTGCACCATCGAGGAACGTCTTGATCCGAAAGAATTTGCCTTTGTTCTGAATCTTCTTGGCCGATGGTACAACAATGCGATGCTCTCGGTTGAAATCACCGGCGGCTGGGGGAATCATGTCCAGATGGAACTGAAAGATTCCCTGAATTATCCGAATCTCTATATATGGAAGGGAAAAAACGATTATGTCGGGATTAAGAAATCCCACAATTATGGATGGATGACGACCTTTTCATCCAGGAATGATCTGATGAGCGTCTTCAAGGAATCCCTTCGGAATGGACTCATTGTGAAAGACGAGTCGCTGTTTTTGCAGATGGACAGCGCCGAACAGGAAATGGGGCTCCGATGGTCCGTTTCGAAAGGACATGATGATATACTGATGGCAGCCATGATCGGATGGATGGCCTGTTATCACTATCCCCCTCCCCGATACGTCGGATCAGAACGGTCAAAGATCCTGGATGACGAACCGTCGGACAGGGGATATATTCCTCCGGATGAGGCCTACTTGGTCAAGCATTTGTCCAAACTGAACAAATTGGTCCAGCGGGACGTGAAACGCAGGACTGTCATGGGTGGATCCGTATTGGCAAAAACCAAATACATCTAGGAGGTGCCCCCCCCATGGGGAAAGTCAAGATCCTGAACAAGAAAGACATGGACAAAGGAAGAAGAGAAGTCCAGAAAAGGGAAAGGACTGTTGCCCTTAAAATGAATATTTCGGAAGGAGAAAAAATTGCCGCCGAAGCTGCGAAAAACGCCCGACTTGTCCCCGGAATCTTTAGTCCCGGATGGCTCTCCAATATTGAAAAAAATGTTTCTGGAACTGGCTGATGCGCTGGAAAAAAGAGACCCGAAAACCTATCTGAATTTGCAGGTCAATCTGGTGAGGGCCTTGGCTCCCCTGATTCAAACCAATCAAATTGATGTGGCGTCCGTTCCCAAGCTTTTGCTTGACCTCGAGAAATTAAAGTTGCAGGATACGGGGTCAGGACAGGGAGATATTATCCGAAGAGCGGTGTTGAACAATACCGCCAATTGAATGGGGGACTATTTTGGCTTACGGGAATACGACCTTCACGAATTATGCCAGAGAGCCACAGGTCATGGGACCCGTCCCCAAAGGCGTCCAGGACATGGTGCGGGAGATTCAGAACCTCAAGTCCAACGCCCAGGCATTCAAGGAAAAGAAACTCGGCGAAGGGTTTCTACAATGGGTCGAACAATTTTATTCCATGGAACGAGTTCCTTTTTCTGAATCCGGAACGGATACCGTCATCCCTCTCCTCCAGTATCTTTTTCTGATCGAAGCCTCCGATCTTACCGATACCATTCCTATATTCTACATCCACAAAGAGGGAAGACAATCTTTTGAACGCCTGAAACAAGTGGAAAAGGTGATTCGGAATATCTGGAGAGAAGAAGACTGGAATCTTGAATTTCTCTCGGCCAGTTTATGGTCTCTCCTTGTGGGCGTGGGGTTTGTGGAGTTCGGACTGGATTCACAGGCCGATTCGGGAGAGGGGAAAGTCTGGGGACGATCCGTCAATCCCACCAAAATATTCGTTGATCCCCAATGTTCCACTTTGGACAATGCCTGGTACATGATGAAGGAAGACACCAAATACATTGATGAAATACGGATTCTTTATCCGAACCATGCGGACGAAATATTGAAGAGAGCCAAAAAGGGCATCCCGGAGGTGACTCAGTTTGTGGGACTGGAAATGCCCATGGGCCCCATGCGTTCGGTCTTCGGGGCGGATGTGACGCGCATGAAAGCGACGGATGGGGTTTTCTCTCTCAGAACCGTATGGGTCAAGGATTCGGCAACGATTGAATATGAAGCGGAAGAAAAGGCCCGAAAGGCGGATGTTTCCGTCCGGAAGATCCTTCCGAATCCCAAAAAAATATTGAAATACCCGAATGGACGAATGATTGTGGAATGCGAGGGGACTATCCTTTACGATTCTCCCAACCCATACCGAACCTTTCCGTTTGCGGACATTCATGCGACTCCTCCCATTCAGGGATTTTGGAATCCTCCCCCCTTGAAGTTTTCCGCCTCCATTCAAAGCACGGCCCAGGAATTGATCAATCAACTGATGGACAACTGTTCCCGCTTGAACAAGGGAATTACCTACATCAAGGAAAATACGGAAATCAGCCAGGAAGACTTCATGGGTGTGGCGGGCGAAGTCCACTGGATTCCCGCCCAGGCAGAAATACCCGTGACGAAGTTCCCCGAACCGATGCCTCCACAGATGACGGATATCCCTTTCAAGATGATGGAGCTGGTCAAGCAATACCAGGGATTCAACGAAGCCCGGATGGGCGGGATGAAGGCGGGAAATATTTCCTCCTCCTTGCAGGATGGGGCCAGTTCATCGGCGATGGCCATTACCCGGATGAGGTCCAAACTTTTGGGAAGAGGCATTCAAAGGGCTTCGGAAATCGTTTTGGGAATCATGCAGGATTACTATCTGGAGCCTCGCCATTACCTGGATCATTTCGGACTGGAATCGATGGCGGAAAAATTGCCCGGGGATCTTTACATTAAATTCGATCCCATTAAAGATTTTGGAACGCTGAAGATCCGTCTGGATCCCGGATCGGTCGAGCCGATGAGTTCCGCCTCATTGAGATTGATGGTCCCTCTTCTCCGGAATATGGGATTGATCGATGTGGATCATGCGCTGAAATGGCTTCGCGTTCCCGATGCCGAGGAGATTTCCGCCAAGCTTGCCGAGGAGGCACAAGCCGCGGCACAGGCGAAAGAAGCCAGTCACAAGAAGAAATAGGGAGGGAGAGAAAGGATGCTGGAACTTCCTGAAGATTGGCAAAACCCGGAGTATGATTGGCTGAAGGGAGTCGACTTTGCCAAATTCATCCGGGTTCACCGCATGACCGTTTACAAATGGGCCAAAGATGGGACATTGGACAAGATGGGATTCCCATGGGTCCGTAGAGGTCCCTATATTTATATCCGCATCAAGAAATCTGTGTACGCCGGTAAGTCCTAGTTTCCCTCCTGCTATATCCTTGTTGAACCCCCTTTGACGAAAGCCTACATTGGATTCGTGAAGGGGGTTTCTTATGCGTAAAAATAAAAATGAAAATATTCATGTCGTCCGTATCATGAGCCGACTGGACACAATGACGGTGATCAATGAGGACCATCTTTATAAAGGTCCGACGGGATCACTTTTCATCCGGGATGATGCACCGGATCCCATGAACTTCACCGGAAAACGAAAGGAAGAACGCGATGAGTAAGGCAAAAAGAGGCAACGTTACAGATCGTGGAGCCAGGGATTATCCGCCGGTTCACAGCAGGGGTCAGGCTTTTGTCTCGCCCATGATCTCTCCTCCGGAACAGCCCTTTCTTGGTGGCATTCCTGATGACCTGTTAGAGGAAGGTGCCCCCAATCCGATGGGTTTCCCCGGGGTTTCCGAATCCCGAAAGAAAAGGTAACAAATGCCTCTCGCTCCGGGCATGAGTCCATTATCCCTCCTCATGAGGGCAAGAGGCATTGGTCCTGCCGTCCCCCCCGGCGGTTCCCCGGGAGCAGGCCCATCCCCTGCTCCCTCTCCTAATCCGCTCGCTGCATTAATGGGCGGACCCTCCCCGGGTGCGCCTGCGCCAGAGCCGAACAATATCCTGATGAACCGGCTCCTTGGCAGGCGACTCAAGGCGGATCCCGAATATGTCAAGGGGATCCTGAAACAAACCAAGATGGTCTTTGCGCATCTGATTCCCTACACCGCCGAGACGGAAGGGACGGATATGTCAAAGGATATGGCGATGGTCTTTCGCCAGATTGAAACCATGCTGGACAAGCTCGACAAATCGGCCCAACCCATCACTCCTCCTCCGATCAATTTCTCCGGAGCACAGAGTGCTGGAGGGCAAAACGCGAACATTACCCCCGTTAATTCCGTGCCAGTGACGGGCGGGATAACGATGTAACGACTCCCAGGACGCAATCCGGGAAGTTACGAAGGAGATTCAAATGGCAAAAAGACCGATTGAGGAGATTTACAGGGACAACAGTATCCCCGATGACAAAGCCCTTTCAGCCCTGATTGCGGAAATGGGAGAGGATTTTACATTGGCGGATCTGAGGAGAGCTTACAGGGGAGCGGAATCGAAGATTCAGAGTGAATCGACGGCCCGAAAGAAATATGAAGATGAGAACGCCCAGCTCCGGGATCTTTTGACCCAGGCCGCGACACAGCTTCAGCAGCTGGAAGAGGACAGGGCCCGGGCCATTGCGTCAAAGAACGAGTCAGTTCCAATGGGTCAACCCTCCTGGGATGAACTCACGGGAAATGATCTTTTCGCTCCCGTGGCAAAAGTGGTCAAGGGGCAGTTCGATCTCTCGGCAAAAGAGATCAATGAACTGAAGGAAACAAATAAACTTTTGGGAACGCAGCTTCAGAACATGACGACCTTGATCAGGGATTTTGGACAGGGAATGTTGGTCAAGGAAAACTTGCGGGATTT